AAAAACAATACATATGAGTAATTTAGAATCAAACGTATTTGGTAAGAAAAAATTCTCGGACATTCTCAAGGAAATTTACGAAAACCAAAAGAAAAAAGAGACCCAAATCACAGCTTTGATAGGTGAGTTAAAACCACTTATCAATGACATTGGTGACGCTACTTTGATTGTTCCTTTAATTAAGGAATATATGGAATTAGGTATCAAAAATGATGAGCAACTTATCAAAATGGCCACTATCATCCAACGTGCCCTAGCTACTGGTAAATCAGAAGATGAAGGATTTGGAATGACTGAGGATGAAAAAGCACAATTGTTATCTGAAGTTAAAAAATTCAACCCTAAAGATTAATGTCACATAAATTTGGATTTCCTTCAATGACCAATAAAGCCTTAAATGATAAGGCTAAAGGGGGAGGGTCTGGTAAAACATCCAATGAAGAATTTATAGTTCGTGTAAGTGATATTAATTTAGATCCTTCACTTGGTTTTACCAAAATAGGAACTATTAGTGGAGAAAAAGTAAGTAGTAAAGGAGTATTAACTGGAAAGACATATGTTGATATTCTTCCAAGCGATCCATATAAAAAAGCATTTCCATTAGTTAATGAATATGTTAGAGTTAAATATGTGATTGCTCCCAATACCATTGGGGGTCAATTCGTATATGAAGGACCTATTTCATTATACGGAGCAGTTTCCCCTAATGTAAACCCAAACCCTACTCCACTAGTTAACCCAATCCCAGCATCTCAAAAATTAAATTATTCTCAAGTAGAAAGTGGAGGGTATAACGTACAAAATAATAATCTTGTTTCTTTAGATTTTAATTCTATTTCTAATCCGGATCGAGCTACATTTGTTGAAAAAAGTAATATTCACCCTTTATTACCATTTGCTGGAGATATAATTTATGAGGGTAGATGGGGTAATAGTGTACGCTTAGGAAGTACAGCTAAAGTAACTGGCAATTATTCTAACTCTTGGTCTTCATTTGGAAATAATGGAGATCCTATCACCATACTAATAAATGGTCAAAATCCTAAAGCTAGTAGCTTTGGGGCTGAACCTATTACTGAAAATATATCTCAAGATTTATCTTCAATCTATTTAACCTCTTACCAAAAAATTCCATTTAGTATAGCAAATGAGAATTTTGTTTCCTATACAACACCCCCTACAACCCCAGCCCAATACGCTAATCCTCAAATTATTTTCAATTCAGATAGGGTTGTAATTAATGCTAAAAACGATAGCGTATTAATTAGTGGGCAAAATTCAGTAGGTATTTCTTCAAATGGAAGTGTAAATATTGAATCTACAAGTGAAATAAACATTGCTAGTAAATTAACTCGTTTAGGTAATAAAAATGCAAATCAATCTGTTTTACGAGGAGATGAAACTGTAGCATATTTAAAAATATTAATTACTGAATTACAAAATATAGCTGAGGCTTTAAAAGTGGTTCAAGATTGGCCTAGTGGAGCTCCTTCCCCTAACCCAGTTGTTTTAACAGCAGCAAATTCCGCGTTACAGGTGTTTGAAAATGTTTACAATGAAATTGATAGTGTAAAATCTAAAATTGTTAAAACAGCATGATTTATTCTATAAAAGGAACAGTTGTAAATAGTCAATCACAGGATCCAATTAAGGGGGCTAATGTAAAAATTTCACCTTTAAACTTTGTATCTACTGACACTGACGGTAATTTTACTATTACTGGAGATACTCCTGAAAGTGGGAGTTTATCTCTAGATATAACTGCTATTGGGTATGAATCTATAGAACCACCTTTATATAAAGGAGATGGTACTCTAAAAACTGATTTAGGAGTTTTACAACTTCAACCTACAGTTTCTTCTTTAGCCCAAGATAAACTTAAATCTACTCAATTAAGTAAAGATCAAATTAAAGAGCTTTCTAAAAGTAAAAAAGATCTTTCATACTATGCTGAAGAAAAATTATCTAATCAAGTTAATACTCTAAAGAATACTTTAATCCCTGCTATATTAACCATGGTTGCTGGGTTTGGGATAACCAAACTTTCAGAATATAAAGCTGAACAGTTACCCAAACTTTTAGATCAAGCAGTTTGTCCTACACAAGCTGAATTAACTGATTTAATTAACCGAAAGAATAAACTAGTAAAACAATTAACTAATAGTTTAAAAATTATTGATACAACTACTAAAGTGTTAGGAGTTACCCAAGGTGTTATTGCTATTCTTCAAATTACTTTAACTCTAGCTGAAACTAACCCCCCAGTAACAAATCCTATCCCTTCAGGAGTTGAAAAGAGATTAGACAAAACAATTGCTACACTATCTTCAGTTAATGCTGGGATATTATCTATATTAGTTATTTTAAAACAAGTATTAGCTCAAGCCATTCAGTTACTTAATTTACTTGATCAATTAGTACAAAAATGTTATCCTGATGCTGATCAAGAAAGAATTTCAGCAGAATTAACTGCATTAACGGTTCAACAATCAACTCAATTATCTCCTGTAGTTACAAATGTAAATGGATTTGAAATGGGTGTTGAAACCGAAAATTCACCTAATACTTTAAAACGTAGAAGAGCCCTTGCACGTAACAAACAAGGTGTAGTAATGTTAAAAGGAGAATGGTCATTTAGTTCCATTGACCAGATATTAATAGATGAACTAGTATTTTATATTCAGCAAAATGATTTAAAAGCTGACTAACTTAATATTTATAAACATATGAAAACCGACGTATTAAAAAAATTTATTAAAGAAGCCGTACGAGAGGCAATTCAAGAGGAATTAAAAGATATCCTTTTGGAAGCAGTTCGCTCACCAAAAACACTTGTAAAGGAATCATATACCCCAATCCCAGTACCACCCCAACCAATAACACCAACTTTTACTCAACCCACAATGGATACAAGAAAGGCTTACATGGATGTGATGAATGAAACTAAATTAAGTTTTACATCACAAGATGCTCAAGTTCCATTTAAACCACAAGCAGTTGATCCTGTAAATGGTAATTTAGGTGCTGGTGAAGTAGGAATGGATCAAATTATGGCTTTAATGAATAATAAATAATGGCATTTAGTCCTCAACAAATAGCACCTATTGACTTTGATACAAGTACAGCTGTTGGGGTTAATCTTCCCTTTAGCGGTCCCGCTGTTTTTCTTTCAAATTACACAACAGCAGAAGCCACTAAAAATAATCTTATTAACTACTTCCTCACCAATCCAGGAGAAATACCTATGAATCCTACTTTTGGAGGTGGTTTAAGAACATTTATATTTGAACAAATAACTGCAGATAATTTAAATTTTCTTAGAGAAGATGTTAACAATAAAATATCTGTTTATTTTCCTAATATTATAGTAAATGATCTATTAGTAACAGGCCAATCAGATACTAATCAAATCACAGTTACACTTAAATACTCAGTATTAAACACTAGTATCAATGATACTATAACAATTGAATTTTAAAAATGGCTAACGTAAATAGAGATATAAAATACATAAATCGTGATTTTTCTAGTTTTAGACAAAGACTAATAGAATTTTCTAAAACCTATTTTCCGTTAACCTATAACGATTTTACTCCTGCATCCCCAGGTATGATGTTTATAGAACAAGCATCATATGTGGGAGACGTTTTAAGTTTTTATTTAGATAACCAATTTCAAGAAACATTTGTTCAATATGCTCAACAAACAAATAATGTTTATGAGTTAGCATATATGTTTGGTTATAAACCTAAATTATCAACTGCTGCACAAGCAATAGTTGATGTATATCAACAAGTACCTTCTAAATTAGTTCTTGGAGAATATGTTCCTGATTATGACTATGCTTTAACTGTAGGTGAAAATACTGTTATAAGTTCTCTTAATGGAGGTAATTTCCTTATCCAAGATAAAATTGACTTCTCAGTTTCAAGTTCCCAAGACCCAACTGAAGTAACCATTTATCAAATTTCAGGAAATAATCCCCAATACTTTCTTTTAAAGAAAAGCAGAAAAGCAATTTCTGCTACTATTAATGTTCAATCATTTAATTTTACGGATCCTATTCCGTTTAATACTATTCAACTTACTACTAATAATTTTCTTAAAATATTAGATGTTACCGATTCTGATGGTAATATTTGGTATGAAGTAGATACTTTAGGTCAAGAAATGGTATTTAATACTATAAAAAATACTAATGTAAATGATCCAAATGCTAATGGAGATACTTCTTATTTACTTCGTCTTAAAAAAGTAGCAAGACGTTTTACTACTAGAGCTATTTCTAATACCAATATTGATTTACAATTTGGTTCTGGAGATCCTCTTAACGTTACTGAAGAAATTACTCCAAATGCCGATAATGTAGGGATTGGTTTACCATTTTCTCAAGATAAACTAACAACAGCATATTCCCCTACAAATTTTCTATTTACAGGAACTTACGGTATTGCGCCTTCAAATACTACTTTAACAGTAAGATATTTAACTGGAGGTGGTGTTTCATCAAATGTCGCCGCAAATACTCTTACTACTATAAATCCGTCCCAAACTAAATTTAATAATATAAATTTAAACTCAACTACAGCAAACTATATATTTAGTTCATTAGCTTCAAATAATACTGAAGCTGCTAGTGGAGGTAAAGGTGGAGATAATATTGAAGAAATTCGCCAAAATACTCTAACACTAATCGCCTCCCAAAAACGTTCAGTCACAGCAGATGATTATTTAGTTAGAGCTTTAAGTATGCCTTCCGATTATGGATCTATTTCTAAAGCATTTATTGAACAACCTAAATTAACAGATAATCAAGTTTCAACAATTGAAACACTTAATTTATATGTTTTGTCTTTAAATGCACAAGGACAACTAGATTATGCTACTGAAACTTTAAAAAATAATTTACGTACCTATATGTCCCAATATAGAATGATTGGTGATAATATCGAAATTAGAGATGCGTTTATTATCAATATTGGTATTGATTTTGAAATCATAGTACTTCCTGAATATAATAACAATGAAGTATTATTAGCATGTGTCACTGCTTTACAAACCTACTTTAATCTAAATAATTGGCAAATTAATCAACCAATTTTACTTCGTGACCTTTATATCCTTCTTGACAAAATTTCTGGAGTCCAATCTGTTAAAAATCTTTCTATTTCAAACAAAGCAGGAACTACTTCAGGATATTCACAATATGCTTATGATATTGCTGGAGCAACTCAAAATCAAGTAATTTATCCTTCATTGGATCCTAGTATTTTTGAAGTAAGATACCCTAACACTGATATAAAAGGTAAAGTAGTTCCTTTATAATGCCATATTTATAATAAAATATATAAA